GATGTATTAGCAAAGAATGTTCCTGTTCCAGTAATAACATTTCCTGATGTAGAAACTGTTCCATTTAAATTAGCAGTATTTGCCGAATTAGTAGCAATAATCAGAAAATCTAATTCTGATGTAGCAGATAATGTTCCCCCACTATAGGGCAATTCCTGGCCAGACGTTCCTACACCAGTAGTTGGAACAGATAATACCCCAACAGAACCTTGTGATTGAGTAAATGTAAGATTATTAGCCGATCTAAAATTATATTGAGTAACATAATCATTTGGGGCAGCAGAAGCATTTCTTAAATTTCTTACTGCTCTTTTACCTAATGGCAATACTAAACTAGATAAATTAGTTTCTTTTAATACTGCTAATCCAGATTCTAAAACTAAATCACAGAATGCTTTACCTAATCCAGAATTAGCATATATGGATTTGACACTACCAAATGTTTTCCCACTATTCATTTTAATATTAAATAAATATACTTTATATTGTGCCGTAGATTTACCAGGAACGCCACTGTAATATAGAATAGTTCTTATATTGGCTGTTCCAATATCGTTTCCCTGGACTGTTCCGCCACTTAATTGTCCAGTAGATACAGATGCTTGTGTAGTATCTCTAAGACTAACCCCAACATTGGTTAATTGATTAATATTAAATACACCAGAAAATTCAGAAACATAAACATAATTACCGAAATTTCCAGTAATAGTTTGACTTTCTACATATTCTACATCATTACCTTTTCTGACGGCAATATTATTTTTATCATTAAATTGAACTCTATACCCATGAATATACCCAATACCTTTATCTACTACTGCATTTAAATGTGTCGTATTAGCTAGATCATTTGAATATTTTATTCCAGTAGTAACATTAAATGGAGATACAACATAATTACCACTTTCCTCATACGTTCTACGGGCTAATTCATTTCCTAAATTGGCATATTGTGGATCAGTTAGAATTCGATTTGCTTTACCATCAACAAATGTTGCTATAGTGAAGAAATTAGTAGTATTAGTTGTGCTGACACTATCAGTAGTTCTAACTGATAATAATGGAGTTAATTTTAATCTATGTGACCCAGGGGCATTGTAATTGAATGATCCCTGTGCGTTATCAAGTAATGATACATCTATTTCAGGAGTAATAATCTCTTCTTTAGTTGTAAACCCAATAGATACATTATTTGGATTAGCATCATATTTAGATACTACTATATTCTGTTCAGCTACTCTAATAAATGTGCCTTTATGGAAAATCTTTCCATCAGAAATACTAGCAACAAATCCATTACCAGTTGGTGACATTGATGAATTAGCCACTGTAACTGTGGCAAAATTAACATTAGCAGATGTGTATACAGTTAAAGTATCATCTGCATTAAATATAGATTGTTGACTCCCATTAGTATATAATCCACTATTAGTATATTTAATATATAAAGTTTTTAAATCTGGAATACTGCCTTCTGATCCTTCATATGAAGTTACGACATATGCATATAAATTACTTGTGGAACGTAAATATTTTCCATCTAAATCTATCGTTGAAACTGCCGCGCCATTTTGATAATTATCCGTTAATTTTAAATAATTAACATTAGTATCAAAAGACAGACTACAACCATCTATAACTGATCCATCAACAAAAATATGGCCACCTAATTTTTCAATTTGGTCCTGTTGGATTGCATTTGTGTAAGTTCACGGGCCTGAACAGCCGTAGCGGGTCTAAATAAAATTCTATAATAATTATTGGTTTCATCGAAATCGTCATAATATGGAACTTTATTTAAATCAGTTTCTAATGGCATTTAGGTATCCTTAAAATTTAATCAGTAATCTTACTGTTTCTTTAGTAGTAGGAGTTCGTTCAATATATTCTCTATTTTCTATATATAATACCTCTCCACTATCTCTTACTAATTCAGGATAAATAATTGTATTACTTAGAGATACATATCCATTAGCACCAGAAGTTACTCCAACAACATAATTAGTATTACTGGTAGCCCATGTCCCATCTACATCAGATATTACTAATACTGGATATACTCTAGAAACGGCAGAATTGGCACCTGATGTGCTTCCGGTAATGAAGTATCCACTTTGATTGCTAAATTGGCCACTAATATTTGTCAATTTCATATATGTTGAATTTGCAAATCTCATTATACCAGTAGCTTCACTTGTGTTTTGAGTTATAGTTTCATTCTGACTGAAAGGTATAGTATTTCCAGTAAAGGTTAAATCAATATCATCGACATTGGAATATACGACAGCATCCCCTAATTTACTACCAATAACATACGATCTTAATTGAATCGTTTCATTATTTTGGAATGATTGAGTATTTGATGCTAAAGTAATTCTTCCTAATTGAGAAAATCTAGAGAATGTTGTTGATTTAGTATTTGATGCTAAACTAAATCCTGCTGAATTTGAGTAAGTATTAGTTGACGTATCATAGATTATTTCTCCAATAGAAAATGTTCCAGAGGCATTAGTAACTTCAATATAATGTTCCCCTCTAGTAACTAAAATACCTTTAGCCCCAGTATTTTGCTGATAGATTACCTGTGTTCCTGGATTTTTTTGAAATACTGTTAATGTATGAACTCTGGTATTGCCAACCGATCCAGATTGTAATCCTAATATAGAATCATTTGCATTGTTAGATGAGAAACTTCCTCTTATATCATCAATGTATAATGTAGTATTTGTTCCGTTCTGAGATACTAATAATACTTTAGCAGAAGAATCAGTATTTGCCTGATATATGATTTCATTATTTAAAAATGATCCAGTTGCATTATTTACTATTAATGTAGCTCTTTTAAAGTTAGAATTTGCTGTTGGAGTCAATATAGTAACATCATCAAATAGTGGATTTTTAATTAATCCAACAGTTCTATATTTACCATATCCAGGAAAATCATAAGACTCATCTGCTGCATTATTAAAATCTGTAGAAATCATAATATAATTCGCACCCAATTCCATGATTGGATCATACCCATGACCATTAACTGGACCAATACTACTAATTACATTCGCTCCATTTCCATAGGTTGAATTTGCTGTAATAGTAACATTAGCTTCAGTATATCCTGTTCCCTGATCTATAACTATAATTGATTGAATACTATAATTAGTAGTATTAACTACTGAATAGGCTAATGCACCAGAACCATCACCATCAATATTGACTCGTGGAGAAATTACATATTCTGTATCTTCATCTGGTAAGGAGGATATAGTTCGTATTTTACCACTACTTCCAGTAGACGTAGTTATTTCTGCCCCCGGTCTAAATGTTCCAGTAGTATCATTAACAGTTATAGATGGTCTAGCGGTTACAGTAACGACATTTGCTGTAGCAGAAGACGTATATCCAGAAACGGTAAATGTTACTGTTGAATTTGTTGCCTGAAATCCTGGACCTTGAATATTTGATAAAATCAATATTGAATTATTTGAAAATACGACTGTTCCATTACTTGATGTTCCTGGTTGATTTACATTTTCTCCAATAACAAACTGTGAATTTCTATTTCCTATATTAATTTTAACACTATTTAAATCAGAAAAAACTGTCGTCCCATATGCAAACCTACTATCAACTGCACTTACAGTGGCCGCAGATGGAACTTTATAAAATACATTAGCCGAATACGCAGCATCAAATCCACCACCAGATGATCCAGATATAGTTAAACTTGTATTACTTTGAATCGAAACAACTCTTCTAAAATAATCACCAACTTGAATATAATGTGGTAATGATGCTGTGGGGAAAAATGTAGAGAAAAATGTTCCGTTACCTGTTACCGTATTAGAAGTTGTATTGCAAGTAATAGTTCCAGTTCCAAGTATATTACTATCACCAAATGTTATGGGTAAATCTGCCACGAAATTGCTCTCTGATAGACTTATACTAATAGAGGTAGGTGTGGCGCGGTAAACACTTCCAACGGCACCAGTGACGCTCTGTGTGGCAGTATCACCAACATCCACCGCTCCTGTTAGATATGTTAATTCTAATGCATATGCATCCTGTGTTATTAAATCCCCAAGAAGAAAACTTCCACTTGTATTTGACAATTCTAAATTGAATGCAACATCTAAATCATTTTCTAATATTACAGTTTTAGTAGTTCCATTATATGAGACAATTTTTTCTATCTGGCCAGCACCAAGACCATTTTTTAAATATATTGCAGAATTAGTATAATAATTACTATTTCCTGATGCATTTGCACTAATGACTAATTCACTTGAACTTACAACACTTTGTAGAAATCCGGTATTAAATGTGGTCCAAAGTGACCCACCAGATTGCACTTTAATTACATCTATTCCCCCAGGAATGGCAGATTCTTGAACAATAGTATTAGCAATAACTGGAATATAATTTCTCGTGGAAAATTTTAACATGTCACTATTATCAATAGTATACATATATTTCCATACATAACTATCGCTCGTCTTAAAAATTGCATTAGATACTAATGTTGGTTTTATAGTAGATGCTAATCCATTATTATTATCTAAAATTTTATACACTCTTTGTTCTGGCGTAACAACGAAAAATGAATTGCTGTATAAATCCACATTGTCTTTATCATATGCGGTATAAATTGTATTTGAAACCCAATCATATCTTGGTATCATATGTTTTACATCTGTCGTAGTAATTTTTTTACCAAATATAATTTCATCATATATCGTATGTTCTATAGTAGAAATAGTAGTATTAGTTGATGGCGGATTTTGTTCATCATCCCATGGAGTATGATTTGATGCAAACATATAATAATTAGTATTTGTAGATACTAATGAATCTACAAATAATTCAGCATTATTTATCATATGTTTTTTAGTTAATTTTCCTGCCATTATTTTATCCTAATAATTTCTAATTTTACTATAAGTATTTGAAGTATAACTATTTAATATAGCTGTATCTAATTCTAAATATGTATTATTAGCTATATATGTAATGTTTCTCTCATAACTATCAATTTTAATAACATCATCATTAGAAAAGAAATCAGTAAATACAGTATTATTTCCAGTTACAACATTTGATGTTAGACAAGTAACTGTTCCGTTTCCTATTAATTCTAATGTGCTTTCTGTTAATTCACTTTCATCATCAGTTAATGTTGTAGTTAATAAGAATTTTCCAAACATTTCAGTTCCGATAGGATGAACTAATTTTCTAACCACATCATTATATCTATGATAGTTAATATCAGATTGTAATTCATATGAATATTCCTGATAATATCTACTATCCTGAATTTTTTTATCAGAATTTAAGAACCCTCTAGTAGATTTCCATTCACCCTCTGCTTTACCCTGGTTTAATACTAATGCTCTACCCGTCACACTAAACGAGGACCCCGATTTCTGCATATTAACATATTCCCCAGGTTCATATCCATATCCGCTATCAACCAAGGCTAAACTTGTTACAACACCATCTGCAATATCTGCCGTGGACGTAACTACAGCATTATTACCTTTAATTCCCCCTAAGTCTTCTATTTGTAATGAGGACATAGGATAATAATTAAGAGTAACAAATGGATTTAAACTGTATCCCGATCCTGGAACTATACTATCTAAATATTGAATTTTTCCTACTTCATTTAATTCATAATTTAATAAATCATTGATAATAGTATTACTTGTATCACTTACCCCATTAAATGAATATACTGAATACGTAAGCATATCTCTTACATAATTAGTATTGATACTAACATATTCAGTATCATAAATATCCCCAATTCTGAATGATGCTCCTGTTCCGCCACCTTCAATATCAGTAATAACACCAGACCCAGTATTACTACCTCCAATTATAGAATATACATAACAGTTAACACTTGTATTGCTAGTAATAATAACATTATTCGCCCTAGTTTCAGTGTAAAAAGATTGAGTGAATGATCCTAATGTATCAATTACTATGATAGATGTGTTATTAGTATTGGTTTCAATTGCTCCAATAATTCCATTAGCAATTTTAGTTGCTCCATTATATTGACTAATTACATCACCTACTGCAATATTATTAACAGTATTAGCCAATTTTCCGATATTCATTAATAACGCAGTTTTTATAGAACTCCCAATAGTAAACCCACTAGAAATTTCCTTAATAACAACTTCATTAGTAGAATTAGTATACACTATTCCATTAGCTAAATTATCTGCCTGATATAATAGTTGTCCAGATGAAATATTATTATTTCCTGATGATAACGTCAATGTAACTCTAGGGTATATTATTGGAATAGTTGTTCTAGAATATCCTGATCCTGGGGAAATTAATTCAAAATTTACTTTACCATCAGCAGATATTGTATTTACAACTCTAGCTTTACCTGATCTGCCATTCCCAGAAATATCAAGAATATCACCAATAGCAAATTCTGCTCCACCATCAATAACACTGACCCCTGTTAGAGAACCTAATATCTTAGGAATATTCTCAATATCAGCAGAATTAGCAAGTCTAATATATTCCCCTCTATCGAAAAATCCATTTACATTTGAAATGGTCAAAATTTCAATAGTTTTTCTGTTAACAACTAATTGTTGATAATTTTCGATTATAGCAGATGCACCACTACCAATACCTATAATTTTTCTATTCACATATGTTTGTAAATCTGGAACATATGATACTTCAAGATATTGTGGAACATTCCATTCCCCATCAGAAAGTCTTAATATATCTCTTCCTGGCAAATATACCGTTACATCTTTATCAAATAGGGCGCGGAAAAGAATATCATATGATTTTTCATTTCCTTTATTTCTATAAAAATCTAATGCATTTTTAATTAATAAACGTTTATCTGCAATTATATCAGATGGTAAATCTGCAATATATTTCTTTTTTAATTTTTCCAGAAGATCAGTTGTGGTTAAATCTATATCACCATATTCAAGTAATTTTCTAGTTTTATATCCAATTTCATCTGTTGAATGTAACCATCTATAATATTCCTTGATAAATTCTACTAATAACTTTCCCCCATATAGATTATTATCAGCAAGATAAAATGATGGTATTTGGTTTTCAATAAAAATATCAATATTTTGTTCTAAAGTTCTCATTATACTCTTTCTATACTAACATCTATTAAATCTGAATCTATACGTATAATAGTGTTTCTTAATACAAAAATATCT